CTACCAGCAACCATCTAAAATATTTATTTTTTGTTTCTTTCCTTCTTTGCACCGCTCCAATTCGCCTTGCGTTCTATTACTCTTGGCCGCATTGCAACAGTAATGAGCTGCCTGTAGATTATTCCAATCCTGGGCTGCAGCTTCCTTTGAACCGTAGCCAAACTCTCGCCATCTCGATACCGGTTTGATCTCATCAATCACGAATGACAGCGGATGATTGCTGTCGCTTGGCTCATCGTAATGTATAGGACCAAGCTTTCCCTTGCATATCCCACACGGTCCACCAATCGCCCTAAGTCTGGCACGGTGTTTTCTTCGGAGCGTGCCATTCTGTGAGCGCGGATTATTTGCCATTCCTATCCCTCCCGTACTTTTATCTATTCCCCCTCCAGGAATCGAACCTGAGACATTACTCTACCACTGAGCTAAGGGAACAAAAACACGTATGCCAGCACCTTACTAGACAGCCAGTTGCCGCCCAATAGAAAGGAGATTAACAAATACCGCAACTTATGCTAACTATGGATTGCAGGTGCTGTACATTGTGTCGTCAAATTGCAAAATTACACAAGAAAAACACCCTGCAAAATACAGGGTGTCTCTCTGGCATTAAAACATCTCACATAACAAATACAAAAAAGCCACTGTTTATCAGTCAATTCAGAGTTTTCTATGGCCTGATTTACTTCTTCAACGGTGGCATCTTTTTCTACATTCTTTTTTGATTCGGAGTACTCCATTCAATTTTTGATTCCATTTATCTTTACATTTCCATCCACTTATTGTCTTTTCCGGAACATTAAGTTTCTGTGATATTTCTCTATTTTGAATATTTCCTCTATGTTTCTTATAAATTTCAAAAGCTTTACCTCTGTTAGGGTCCCTTACTCTTGGCATCATCACCACCTCTACTTATTTTTTAATTGTATAAGAAAAAGTGCCTTTTGGAGGCACTTTTTCTTAAAATTATTACTTATGTATCTTCTTTGTTGCAGATTTCTCTAACATCTTTGCATATTCTTTCTTCTGAAATACCGGATAAATGCAATGATAGCTTTACAAGCAATTCATCTCTTACATCATCATTTTTCACTTGCTCACACAAACTTATTGCCGATTTAACATTTGCATCTTTTGTTAGCTCTGTAAAAAATTCTGTTATTTTTTCGTTTGATTTATTTGATAATCTATAAAACAAGACCGAAACCGCTTCAATAACTGTACCTGAAATAATTCCTGGCCACTCCGCATTATTGATTCCTGTGCTATGTCGTATTCCCATTATAATAATAATGAATCCAGCTATACTCCCCCAAAAACTAAGTCTGAAAGCCCACTTTGACTGACTTAATCTTTGTTCGTGGTACCCTTTCTTTGCCTTTTCTGGTACCCATGTATTGTTTTTAACTTCAAACTCTGGCTGTGCTTGTTTTTCATTGAGCAAGCTATTATCAGTTATGTTAAAATCATTTGTATTTGGCATATATTACTCCTTCAATAATCCTGTGACTAATGCATTTATTAGCACTGTATTCCCGCAGTTTTCACACGTTATTGGAATAATAGGAGTAATAGCACTGTTGGGACCTCCCAGAACAAAATTGCCGCCATTAAATTCCCTTAATTCAAAAACTTTATCCGTTACATTCCACTTTCCTTCTCCACATAGCGGACATCTCGCTCCATGCCATTTATTATTGAGAAATTCTATAATTTCCTGCCCATTTGCTTTATCCATCACTTTTCTCCTGTCATACGTTTTTATATATTTTAACATTTTATTTTTCATATAGCTAGCCCCTTCAATAAATAAAACACCCCACATTTCTGTGGAGTGTTTTAAAAAAACGCATGAAAAACAATTAAAGTATCTACACCTTTTTGTTTCATTTTATAATTTAGCATACTTCGAGCGGACATTGTCAGACATTTTTTATTTTTATAATATTTATTTTCGTTAAGCTTTTGGCACTCCAAGTGTACTCATTAATGCCTCTCTTAATACAGCAGATACATTTAAATGTGCTTCCTCTGCCTCACGATTCAACCAATTAGGCAATGTTACATTTCTTCGAACCATTTTATTGTCAACAACTCTTCTATATACTGTAAGGTCAACATCAACCAGAGATATGACTCCTTCCCCATCCTGAGCAAAGGTTCCTTTATTCACATCAAGATCAGACAGTGCTGTTGGTTCTGGTATTTCTTTATTTTCATCTTGTAAATTAATGCAAGTTAATCCAATCGCATCTCTCGCCATTACGATTGCATCTGCTATGGTTCCTTTTTTTTTGCCTTCTTCATTTGCCTCTGTCAAGATTCCCAAATCTGGTACTTCTATTAATATATTAGTATCTACATCTGTAAAAATAACTGGATATACCGCTTTCATTTCTTGTTTCGCCTCCTCTTGTTATTTATTATATATACATAAGGGTATGGGGATTATAATCCCCATTTCCTTAAAATTGCTTTCGCTAGTCTTTCATTTATTTCGCGATGTCTGGGGATTTTTTCCTCATCATCACCTCGCTTATAAATGTCATGGTTTCCACCATGTCTTGCAAACTCAAAACCTGCAGCTTCGAGCTTCCTTATTAGGTCTCTTTGTTTCATTGGCAAATCCTCCTTATTAGGTTTCTTCATTTCATAGGCAAATCCTCCTTATATTTTTATTATACACACTGGATGTGTATTTGTCAATATCAATGTGTATTTTATGTGTATCTTTTATAAGTTGGAATTCATGCTTTTTCAAAAAATCTATCACTTCTTTTTCGACAACTTTCTTCAGTATACGCTATTTTTCTTTTCGGAAAGAGAGAATTCATTCTCATGGCTACCTGCATCCAAGTCAGTCCCTCAATATAGTAAAGCCGAAACATAATCCGGAGTTCGCTTTTTTCGATAGACTCTATGTATTCCTCCGCCTGGTTGGTAAGTTCAAGAAGTTCTGCTTCTTTCATTTTCAAGCGTTGCCGTCTTGATGCTAATAATTGTTTTACCTTTGTGTGTTCTGGAGTAGGAAAACCCGTCACTTTAAAATGCTGTATTCCTCCCATACCTCCGCTTACTACATCGCTTACCGCTCCTTCTTTCTCAATCTTCTCTAATCGCTCCTCCGTCATTTTTATGAGTCTCCTTAACTCTTTTATCTCCGCTTGCATATCGCAGTACTGGATCAGGACTGACTTTTCCAACAAAACCACCTCTTTCCTGCTATCTATAAATCTTGCCTGTTTTCATGTCTCTGAGTTTAATCCGTCCAAATACTTCAAATCCTCTTTTATTTGCTTCTCTTCTCATATTCTCAACTGTCTCTCTTACGGCATTAGGCGACTTATCCGCTGCCTTAATCGCATCATGTGCTGTTTTGTCTCTATAGTGTTCGTGATTTCGTGTATCCATCCTACCACCTCACTTGTTAAGTATGTAAAATACAAATCCTGTATAAATCAATATCGCTATAAATGCTACTGTTTCTGTTATGCTCATCTGTATTCCTCCTGTTTAAAAATATGTGAGCGTATCCGCGGCGTTGTTTGCCATCAACTCGACTCGTTTTAAATATTTTAACTGTTGCTGTATGTATAGGTTTGAATCTTTGCCTCCCATTGACCTCCAGTCAGATATTCGCTTATCTACATCCTGTAATACTTTAATCGGGATTATATCAAGATTAATATCTTCAAGGCTAATCTGCTCCATCTTTTTACTCCTCTCTTTACTTTACAAATAAACTGGTTATTTTTTCTTGTGTATAATGTTTTTTTGTCAAGTATCCCTTATTTTTCATGTTATTTTGTAAAATTATATGTGCTCATGCGGCTGTATTGGTTCCCAGTGTTTTTCTGCATCTTGTTCGACTAATCGATTATACCGCTCCACATATTCCATCTCGCTTATTTTGCCTTCCATAAATTTGTCTTCCAATCCCATATAGGTATCTGGTTTAATCGCATCTATACGTTCTTTAAATTCGTTCGTATCTATCTGCCCCGCAATGAGCATATCTTGTAGTATTCTGGATTCATGGTTCATAAATCACCCCATTATTTTAATAATCTTATTTCTGGCACTTGAACCGCCCAGTTTGCAGGATCCTTAGACATGATGCCACATTTTCCATCATTATTCATCGGGCAGACATCGCAATCGCCTACTTCTTCGCAAGTGTCATGTATTAATCTTAATGCTTCGTAAATTTTCTGATAATCCATTTATACCTCCTGCTTCGCTCTCTTATTCACCTGTTTCATATGCTCCGCCACTCTCTTACAGCCAGCTTTCCATCTCTGGTAAGCCTTACCCGGCCGACATGGCTGCTGCATTCCCTCGCATCTGTCTCGTTCGATGCATTTTATACACGGGTTTATCATAATCTCTCGCCTTTCGAATTCTTCATAAAATCGCCTAATATCCAATCTCCCCATGCTGGTTTTTCCTTATTATCTTTCGGTCTGTATGGCTTCGGCAGTGGCATCCATGCAAGAACACTATCTCCATCGTCATCCCATTGACTATTTTCAAAATAATTGGTACTTGCGAACGGTTCTTTCTGTCCGGCTAATTCCCCGTCAAATGTCACTATGTATAATCCATCCCTTTCTGGTAATCTCTCTGTTATTGGTATCCATTTATTCATGCTGCACCCCTCCTTTGATCATCCCGGTTACTTCATTCCATCTGTGTATAAATTCTCTCCCTTCCTTTTCACTTCGAAAAGGGTACCACCATATCGCTTTTTCTTTACACTTCTGGAAGTCTTCCCGACTTTTGATTTCTTTTTTTATTTTCTCTATTTTTCTCTTTGTTCTAGGCTCATTCTTCTCTTCTAAGATTCTCAGAGCGTTTTTTAGATTTTCTACTGATGTCGCGGGATCTTTAATGGCCTCCCACGCCCCGCCGCCATAGCATTCTCTTAACGGTTCTGTTGTGATTATCTGGACGTTGTCTGTATGATCCCCTAATAGAATATCTGTATCATTCTTCATTCGTCTCCTCCAAATAGTTTTTTCCGAACATTTTCATAAACTCTTCTCTTGTATGATTCTGTTCAAAGGCTCTTTGTCCATCCTGGCGAAGCTCCCTCATTAATTCCGCATTGTTGTGTACCGCTTCCTTACCACTGATATGGTGCTCTAAGCAGAGATAGACTTTTAATCCTTCTGCTTCGGATTTATCTCTATTTGAGCCTCCAAAGATATGATGTTCATGCACTGCTGGTTTCTGTTCATACCAGGGTTTCATTTTCATGCATAAATAACAGGGGCTTCCTTTCTCCTGGAGTATACTTGATTTATGTTTCTTTCGCCTTTTCAATGCTTTCTCCTTTCTCCTCCGGATTTATTCCGGAGGAATATCAATGGCATATAGTTCTCACGGAACCGTTAACAAGTTGCTGTAATATGTAAAACCTCTAGAGGTTGTCCAGCTATTTCTCCAAATTTATCAAATATCCCTTTTCATCCTTTCTATTAATTATCCACATTATCCACAAACCTGTGGATAACTTCTTTCTTACTACTTTTCAAAATCGCTCCCCTATTTGGGATTTATGCGGGTTTTAGCAATTTGTAGTTACTCTTTTTAACTGTTCTTGTATCCACATACTGTATTCGTGCTTCCCTGGTTCCGATAAGAGTAGATTCTCCCCAGCTTTTTCTTTCAGTTGTTTCCACAAGTCTCCATTTGCTACCGGTTCTCCTTTTGTGGTTACATATCCATTTTGTTCCCACCTATCTAAATTCTCTTCAAGCATTGTGAGAATGAACACATTTTCAGTATGAATATGTATTTCACTTGGTTTTACTACCCTGGCTACTGCTTCCGTTATGGCTTCCAAAGTAGCCCTATTGTATGTTCCTGTTGTTTCCTTGAACCCCTGTTTTGTTGCTAGTTTTCCTTTTAGTGTGCAGGCAAGCACATATCCGTATTTGCGGGGTTGTACTCTTGGGGCTTTACTGTCTGTCCCTATATAGATATGTACTTCCATCTCATTCCCTCCTTTTTAGTTTCAATAGTGTATATTCCCGGTATGGGTAACCGGTAACTGGGTTATTTCCTTCGTGGACAGAATCCTTATCAATGTAATATCCTTTTGGGATACGGATTTTGTTCCATGTTCTCCATCTGACATATGTCTTTTTCTTTGCTTCCGGAAGAGGGAGATTGCGGGATGTGGAATAGCTTGTCTCTCTTAGACGTTTGTCCGTTTCCGGAGTTTTAGTGATGTATGCGGCCAGGTCTTTAAACTCACCTTTTTCGTACATTAGTTGGCAAATTACTTTTCCTTTCTTCCAGGCTTTCCGCAAAATCAAATCTGTATCTGGTATTCTGTTTATTACCAGATGGACATGCCATCCGTTCTTGGTTCCTACCTCAATGTTGCGTATCCATTTCACTTTGTATCCTGCTTTCCCGTATTCCCTCCGGATCACCTTCATTGCATCCGAAAAATCTCTCTTTGCTTCTGTCATGTCGGACGGACGTTTTTCTTTTTCGTATGTAAGACATACAAAGTAATCGTTCTCTTCGAAGTGTTTTCTCAGCTTTCTTCTACAGGTCTTCTCCTTATTCTTCTGATTGACAGCTTTCATCTGAGCAGGAGTGAGTTTCTTTTTCTTCTCCCTTTTCATGCCTGGAGAACGGTATCTGTAAGTGTGTTTTTCCTCAACCTCTATTGCATTATCAAATTCATATATATTTTTCGTATAACTCATATCTTCTGGTCCTATCTTTAATACGTTTATCAAGGTTAATACGGGACTTTCACCCGATTATTTCTTGACATTTTAAATTTCAGATAGTACACTTTAGATACGGTTTTATAGCGTACCATCTTTGGTATTTGCTACTAAGAGGAGACAGTTATTTGCCTCCTCTTTTTCATGTAATAATGATATAGGTTTGTTTGATCACTTTTGATTTGTTCTTTGCATAATCTTCCGCCTCTGCTAATGTTCCGCAGAAACATTCTAATTGTCCATCCTTCCAGCGAATAATTTTCGCTGGGTTTTCTTTATTTCTGGAATGCTCCATTTCGTTTCATATCCATTACAATCAATTCAGTTAGTGCTGCCTTGCGTCTCTGATACAGCAGAGACGCAGGCTGTAACTGCAGAGCCGATTCATTTTGGCTATATTTTTTCAGTAAAAAATTAATTATCATGTTTCTCACCTGCCAGTTTTTCAAGATAAGTGATGCAGTCATTGTATTCTTGCAGCGGGTCGCCAGCATAAGTTTCCATTTCAAACTTTTTGTCCCATTCTTTGTTTTCAGAAACTTCTCCCTTCATAGCAAGCACTCTTGCGGCATAATTGCTGCAGCTAAAAAACGCGTAGTTTCCTGCCTGCTGTGCTGCGTATACTTTTTCGATTAAGTTCTCAATCTCTTCCAATCCTAAAAACTTGTTTTCTTCTGTGATCATAATTTCTCCTTTTCTTTTCCTCTATCATGAGGTATACTTTAAGTGATTTATTTGCTATGTGCCCATCGGGAGTTGCTACTCCCTCAGGCACATTTTTTTATTTAAGCATTCTTACACGTTTTCCATATCCGCAAGCTTCTGCCACCTGCATCGGGTCATAATCTGGAACATGTTTCCTCATTACTGGGTCTTCCAAATCCTTATGGTACTTATCGTAGTCGATGTACGCATAAAGATTCGTCCCACAACTAATGAGGGCGTATCTCCCATAGCGTTTCTGTTCTTTCTCAATGCCGACCTTCCTGCGGTGGACAGTTCCCAGAGAGACCCCGAAGGTCTCTGCGAGCTGTTTGTTTGTGTAATATGGATGCCCGTGTATGGTTTCAATGATTTTTGTTGTGTCTTCCATGGTGTTCACCTCCTCTCCAACTATTCTTGACTTTTCGTTAATTCTCCAATATTCTTGTTACATAAGCATTACTATGTAAAATACGAAAAAGGAGACATTTATGAACATTGCAGAAAAATTTATTAAAACTAATGGAATCACTTTTGAGGTTGAACGAAACGGTAAAGTTATTTCTGAAATATTAGGGTTACCGAATCATGAGAAAGCAACCTCTAAACCTTATATTGGTGTAATGGAAATTTCTTTCCTCTCTGTTGGTGATTATTTAATTAATCCACACAAACAGCGTTTTCTTGTTAAAGATATTGTTGCAGATTACGCTTTTCAAGAATTACAACAGTATAAAGTCTTTTACTTAACTGAATCTGAAGAACTTGCTGCCAAAAATCAATCGAACGCAACCATTTTTAATATCGAAAATGCCTATAGTTCCGTTATTGGTTCACAGCAAAATGTTACATTTAATTGCAACGATTCTATTCAGAAAGCCAAACAACAAATCGAAGCTATTAATTCTCCAGACAAAGAAGAATTAAAGCAAATTATCTCTTTATTGGAAATGATAATAAACAATCAACTTCCACCGCAAAAGGGATTATTATCTAAATTTTCCTCTGTAATGGAGCGTAACTCCTGGATTACTAGTACTCTAGCATCTACTCTCTTAAGTTGGCTGACAGCTCAAATATAGGTACATTTCTTTTTAAATTTATTGTGAGCTCCGTATCTCCATCGCTGGAGCTCACAATTTTATAAGCATCAATTTCTATACTTTCATTACCTATCGTTAAAAAAATTCTGCTATCAATTTTCTTAATAGAAACGTCTAAGCTATTTGATTGTTGCATCACTTTTTATCCCTCCTATCCTGCTTTCTTCGCTCTACATTATGTTAACTACTCTTGCGTCCTGGTTCTTGTCTACTTTTTGTAGAGTAACATGGTAAAAAAATATAATCTTGAGGCATATTATAAATTCTCGATAACATTTCCATTTCTGGGATTCGTGGAATAATTCTTCCCTTTTCCCAATTAATTATAGTTTGCTTAGAAACACGCATTTGACGAGCTGCTTCTAATTGTGTCATTCCAGCATTTACTCTTGCTGCTGCTAAAGAGATTTGAATTCCAGCCATTTCTTTTCCTCCTTTCACACTGATTTATCTCTTTGTTACAGTTACATTTTAACTCTACTTTTTGTAGATGTCAATACTTTCTGTAAACTATTTTTACTTTTTGTATTGAAATATTCTACTTTTTGTAATATACTTATTGTAACAAAAGGAGGGATATGATGAGCGATGACTTTTACAAAAAGATTTTTTCGAAAAATCTTAGATATTACATGGAACTAAATCAAAAAGAACAAATAGATATAATTAACGATTTAGGATTTAATAAATCTTCTGTTTCTACTTGGTGCAATGGTACTAGACTTCCACGAATGGATAAAGTTGATGCACTTGCAAAATATTTCGGAATCAACCGTTCTGACTTAATAGAAGAAAGAAAAAATAATACCTCAATATCTTCCTTTATCCAATGTCAGACCAAAGATGAAGAAACCTTAGTCCTTTCTTATAGGGAGTTAAATAATACAAATAAGAAAAAGAGCGTTACCTATACAAAGAACCTCTTATCTACACAGCGCATGGAAAACGAACTCCTTGCCGCCCATCAGCGTACTGATATAGAAGTGACTCCAGAAGGGATACAGAATGATTTAGATATTATGAATGATGATAGTTTGTGGAAGTAAAAACACCACCTACGACACATTTGTGTTTTCAATGATTTGCTATTAATATAGCAGTCATCTAAGAAGAATTAAGGTGTCTCTTTCGTTAGATGCTGCTTGAATTCTTTCTTATTCTGCGATATACTTGCATCGAGAAAACCATATTGATTATGGTTAAAAGGCACTCGTGTAAATATTATTGCATGGGTGTCTTTTACTTTATGCAGTTATAATTGTTAGAGAAAGGTGGTGTCTCACTTGACATATGAACAACTTTTAGATTCTGCCTATCAAGAAGGTCTGGCAGTAAAAGAACAACCGCTCTCTACTCATGATGGTCTAATCGTAGGAAGCCGCATAGCAATTCGAAAGGATATTCCCACCCAGGCAAAGAAAGCCTGTGTCCTTGCCGAAGAGTTAGGACATCATTATACCAGTGCCGGAAACATCTTAGACCAGACAGAGGTAGAGAATATAAAACAAGAACGAAAAGCCCGAATGTGGGCTTACAATAGACAAATTGGTTTATCCGGTATATTATCTGCCTACAAATATGGTTGTAGGAACTTGCATGAGATGGCAGAACATCTCGATATTACAGAGCAATTTTTAAAAGATGCACTGGATGCCTATCTTTTAAAATATGGGAAATGCACTGTAATAGATAATTACATGATATTTTTTGAACCACTGGGAGTTGTGGATATGAATTATGGGATTGAATAATAAATAAAAAAATAAAATGAATACTTGACAAGACTTTTGTATATGATATAATATAAGCTAATTAGCGAATGACTGGTGTCCGGTCACAATTGAGTCTTGAAATTTATTTCAAGGCTCTTTTTGTTTTTATAGGAGATATACTATGGCAAAAGATGAAATTCTTTACACGACTACTTCTAAACAATTAGAAAAATTAAAAAGTCAAAATTTAATTATAGAAAATGAGGAGCGAGCATATAAACGGCTACAATCTTATGGATATTTTAATATTATAAAAGGATATCGTAATCCATATATTTTTAAAAATGAAAATCAGATAACTTATAGAGACGGCGTTTCTTTCGAACAAATATACTCACTTTATCTTCTTGATAAGAATCTTCGTAATGCAGTTTTTGCTTCTATGCTAGATTTAGAAGAACATATCAAAGCCGTGGTAGCTGACGTAATAGCTGAATCTTTCGGTGTACATCAAGAAGATTATATTCAATTTCGTAATTTTCGAGACAAAAAGCGAAAATCCTCTCGATTTTCTTTAGCCAAAATTATAAATTGTATGAAAAATGCTCTGGATACTTCAAAAGATCCCGTTGCCCATTATCGGGATTTTCATGGAATTATTCCACCATGGGTTCTATTCAAGAATTTATATTTTAGTACAATTGTGAATCTTGTAAACCTTTTAAAACCAGAAGAACAGCGTAAGGTAGCTTGTCGTTTATATGAACCCAATACTTCAAAAGGAAACATAGAAAATTTAAGAAAAATTATGATGGATACATTATTTATCTGTCTTGAATATCGGAATTTAGCAGCTCATGGCGGACAAGTTTATAACTATGTCTGTTCTTCTCGACTGAGAAGCAATAGTTTTTCTGGTGATAGTAATTTGCTTGACGACTACCAGGGGTTTAGCCAACTATTATTTTTATTGCGAATTTTAAATTATCAGAACCCATTCAATACACTTAATAAAGTGTTGAACGAGCAGGTAAATCGGCATTGTCATTCATTCCCTCAAGATATTACTTATCTCGGTCAAATACTAAACCTTAATATTATTAGTGAAAATATTGTATGGGCTTCTTCCAACGGAACTATATACCATTCTTTTCCTCATTGTAGTGGGCTGCACGACCCTATTAAGTTAAATTTGGAAGAAGCAAAAAGCAAGGGGTATTCTCCTTGCAAAAAATGTTGTAAATAACCAAAAGCCCAGTGCTACCAACACCGGGCTTCCTCATAGATTACTTGTCAACATGGATGCTGACTGTATAACCTAACTTGAACAACTAGATTATACCACAGCATCCGTAATTTTAACAGGGTGTATTTTTTATACCCATTTTTACGAAAGGATGATGTATATGTGGACCGAGAAAACCAAAAACGGGAAATATAAACACGTAGAACGCTACACAGACCCAGTGACGGGGAAGGAGAAGAAAGTTTCTATTACTACCGAAAAGAATACCGCTCAGGCCAGAAAAACGGCACAGAGGGCACTTCTCGTTAAAATAGATAATCTTCTTGATGCGCGAACCATTTCCAATATCACACTTTCCGAACTCAGAGAAAAATGGCTAAACGACAAAAGAAGAACCTGGAAAGAAAGTTCTTACGGTTCAGAAAAACGTAATAGTCGAAAAGTTGTAGAAATGCTTGGAGAAAATTGTATAGCAAATAATCTTACTGCTCGTTATGTCCGGGAACACATCACCTCTTTAGACGAAGACCTTTCTCTTGCTAACGGGAGAATCTCCGTGTTTAAAAGAATGATTACTTGGGGATTTAAAAACGACTATATAAGCGATAAGTCCTATCTGGATAAATTAGAAAAGGTAGCCACCTCTACTGAAACTGAGGAAGATATTGAAGAAAAGTATTTAGAATCTGATGAAGTCACAAAACTTATCAAAGGGATGAAAAAGGAACCTTGGATAACACTTACCCGCTTTCTTGTCCTTACTGGTCTTCGGATTGGGGAAGCATTTTCTCTTACAGCTGCAGATATTGACTTGAAGAATCGGCATATCCACATAATCAGTAACTATGATTACATAAATAAACTTACTGATACTCCAAAAACGCCTTCCTCAAAAAGACGTGTGTATATTCAGGATGAGCTACTAGTTTTTGCAAGAGAACTAAAGAAAGAAGCTCTCGCGAATAAACTGATTTACGGAAGCGATTTGATTTTTCAGCGAAAAGGCAAGCCCCTTGTCTATGAAAGTTACCACTACCAGTTAAGTACGGTAAGTCAAAAAACATTAGGGCGGAAAATCACGCCTCACACTCTCAGGCACACTCATACTTCTCTTTTGGCAGAGCAGGGAGTAGATATTGAAACAATCTCCCGCCGCCTTGGACATGAAGATTCTCAGATTACAAGAAAGATATATCTTCATGTTACGAAAAAAATGCGGAAAAGAGATGAGATGCAGGTGCAAAGCATAAGAATCCTTTAA